CATCCGCACTTGCGGCACCATGATGAACATCACCACCGTTGTGATCCCTGATTTGATCCGTCCTGTTTTTGTATATGCACCACCTTTTGCCTGACGACCGACACGACCCGTTTTGTTACTGACACGGACACTGTCGACCACCAGAAGTGACGGGCGGCCACGTCGATACACAAACCGCAGTGGCCCAAATCGGCTCACTGGAAAACTAGCTGGCGTGATCCGCTTGCCACCCACACCTCTCTTGGGTGCCGCCGCCGTTGGGATTGCCAACCAAAAACCAGATTTGCCCCTGATCACCGCACCTTGGTCAAAGGTCCTCACGATCTCCGGTGCCTTCGACCAGACAAGGCTGGCCGCGTCGTGCCCTTTGTTGGGATAGGCGCGATTTCTCCAGGTTCGAGATAATCGAGCGCCCAGACCTGCCGAGATGATTTGACTTCGAAGACTTCCCTTCAGCCCGTCACCCGCTTCTTTAACACCGGCAACAACGGCCTTTTCAATCTGACGCACTTCGAGCGCCATGGCCGTTTTAAGGGAGCCAGCTAATGATGCCGCAAACTTCATAGGGGCCTGACGTCCAGAGTCCAGACCAAGCGATCCGGGTCGCGCCGTTCAGGCTCTCCCTGAATGACATAGGCCACGCCATCAACTGTCAGGTGGTCTCCCGGACGAGGATAAAGAATGTCGGAAGTCCGCACATCAAACAACGTGGTTTCTGAATGAATGCGGGTTTCACCAAAACCGATGATTTCGTCCGGGCGACGGGCAATCACCCGCACAGAGACGGCGTCATCGCCTTGGGCCTGATAAACTGCCGACTGGGTTAAGTTGGTGTCGGCAAACAGCCGAGCGAACGCGATGTCAAAAGCATTGGTCATGGCACACATAGAAAAGGCGGCCCCTGGAGGCCGCCTGGTCCTAACAAATATGAAAAGTGAACTTAGCCGTTCACGCTGTCTTTCAGAGCTTTGCCAGCCTTGAATTTAACGGCTTTGCTTGCGGCAATCTTAATGGTCTCGCCGGTTGAGGGATTACGGCCATCACGAGCTGCCCGCTCAGAAATTTCAAAATTACCGAATCCAACCAGGGCGATTTTCTCACCTTTGGTCAAAGTTTCGCTAATGGTATCGAGAACGGCGCTAACGGCAGTGCCCGCTTCAGCCTTGGAAATCCCTGCCTTTTCGGCAACGGCGTCTTTTAGATCATTAAGATTCATCGAATTCTCCTTCAAATAATGTACAAAGGCTTGAATAGTCCGCATTTAACTCGAAGACAATTTTTTAGTGAACTAATCATGCCAGCCTCTATTTCCCTCCACATCCGCTTATCTGATATCGAACCAGAAATCTGGCGACAGGTTTCAGTCCCCGCCAACTACACCCTGGCAGGCCTACATTTTGCCATCCAAGCCGTGATGGGCTGGGAAGATGAACACCTTCATCTCTTTGTCATTGATGGCGAGCGTTATGGTGTGCCTGATGATGCCTCTGGAGGTCGTCCCATTGCAGAGGAAGCCAATGTGAGGCTGTCGCATGTTTTATTGGAAGGCCACACGTTTCTTTATGCCTATGATTTCGGTGACGATTGGCGACATGAGATTGATGTCGTCAAAGTCAGTGATGCAATCGCCCCTTTAGCTTGCCTTGATGGCAAACGGGCCTGCCCACCGGAAGATAGTGGTGGCCCCTATGCCTACGCTGATTTGGTAGAGGCTGTGCAAAATCCGAAATCCGCCGACCCAGACTATCTGGACTGGATCGGCGATTTTGATCCCGAAGAATTTGACCTTGAGCTTGCAAATAAACGCTTAAAGGCGCTGAGCAAAAACAACCCCACCACGCATTGAGGTCAGGTGCGCTTGGCTTTCATCAGCACACGCGGACGGGTGCAAATCGGCAACGGGTTGGATTGGGCATGAAGTGCAACCCAACGGCCAAACTGTGTGTCCGGTGCCTGTTTGGCGTAGCGCGGCAGACCGATCGTGTTGACGGTTTCAACAAAATCCGCAGGTGCATTGTATTGGCGAAAAAGCCCCGGCACGCCGACCGGAAAGAAGTGGGCTTTGTTGGAATCGGTAAAATCAACCGAACCCACGCGGCCCCGGTATTCTTCAAACACAATACCCGCATATTCGAACGAACCGCGTGCCTGACCTTCACGAAGGAACAAGCCGTCGAGATATCGGTCATAGGCGGCTGAGACTTCCGGGTGTGTGACCAGGTCATCAAAGAACGCGGAACCGCAGATGGCATGGATGTGGCTATAGGGCGTCGCCCCCAGTTCATCCTCGATCTTGCGCTTAACGTCATGGCACTTCTTTTTGATCGCGCCGGAGACGGGTGAGGCGTTGTCGAGATCGAAGTCGATTTCCGTCTGCTGAGAAACACCGAACTCCTGAAACAGATCATATAGAACGGTAAATCCGTCCGCGTCCAGAATTTGTCCCATGATGGCCCCGATGCGCAAATGCTCCAGGGTCGCATCTAGTTTGCGGGCCATTTCTTCCAGGCGATCATTCATCACCTGTTGGACACCTTCCAATTGGCTGTCCGATCCAAATGCCCGAAGGTTTTGAACTTCGTCAGCCAGAATGGTGTCTTCCAACGCAATATGGGGAACGGTCAAAGACCGGGCCTTGCGCTTGTTGTGTGCATTCTGCACGGCAGGAGCGCCACGCGCGGTGGTTTCCACCAAGGTAAGCGAGCCTTCACGTTCTTCCACCAAGACTGAAGTCGTCGCCACGCCTTGTTCACGGAACAGGCTCAGCTGACCAATGCGGCCTGGTAGAAAAGGAATTTTATTAATGGTGTCCGTCAGAGACACCAACGAGAAAGCATTGGAATTGAATATATCGAGTGCGGGCATGGACCTCTCCTATCGGATAATAATTGTGGCAACGGCCAACTGATCGATGGCCGTTTGTTTCTGGGGATCGGTGATGCCGCTAGGCCAGACCACTTCGCCGCCGTGAACTTCGGCAAAACGCGTGATTACAACCCCTGGGGCATCACCGCCGGAGGCATCGACCGCATCAAACAAAACGGCCACGGCCACTTCGGCACCAGAGGTGGCGACCGGATCAATCTCGCGGTACTTGCCGGATGTGGTGACACGGCCAAGAACTGTTCCCGGCTCCAAGGTGCGGCCATTCAGGATTGTTATGGTCTCGCGACTGATGGATCCGTTTCCTTCAGAAACGATGAATTCGCCAGTGTGCTGGCCTTCGGTCATGACAGGCATGGGTTACTCCTTAATTGGCGGTTTTGTTGCGCGCCGCATAGATCGCAGCGGTGTTGATGATGGGCTCTGATGGAGCCTGAGCTTGGCTGTGACGCAGGGCGCTTACGGCTGAGGCTTCATCAGTTTCGGCGCGAACTTGCAAAAGTGCTGTGCGCACTTGATCCGTGGCGGTCGCTTTGGCGATAAACGCCGTGGCCATCTCGGGCGACCCTGCGAGGGCGCAGAGCTGGTTGACTTCGTTCACGTACGCCAAAGTCGCTGTGCGTTCCTGCGCGCGAACCTGATCTAAATCGACGACGTTGTCTTCTACAGGCGCTTCGGCGGGGGCGTCTTCGCTCGGTTTGGCTTCCGCATCAGTGGCAATTGGATCAGGGGTGGGTTTCTCGGTCATGTTTGTCTCCTTAGTCTCAGGGGAAGCAGCGGTTACGAGCGACGCCAGCGCGGGCGGCACCCGGGTGAAATTGGAAAGATCAAAGGTTGCGGCCATGGAGACCGGGTCTTCGAGCCGATCAGCAAACCCAGCGTCCAAGGCTTCTGCGGCATCAAACCAGGTCTCTTCAGCCATCCATTGGGTGATCTCTGATGGTTCGCGTCCCGTCTTGTCCTGATAGGCGCTCGCCAGACCATCGCGCATCTTGTCCAGGGCCTCGGCCATGGAGCGCATATCGCCTGCGTTGCCCATAACCACAGCGGACGGGTCATGAACCATGATCATCGCGTTTCTCGGCATGACGACATCGTCGCCCGCGCACAAAATGACAGAGGCGATGGAAGCAGCCAGGCCATCCACTGTGATGGTGATCTTTGCCGGATGGCGTTTAAGCGCGTTGTAGATGGCGATGCCGTCAAACACAGACCCACCCGGGCTGTTGAGCCTGAGCGTTAAATCCGCGACGTCGCCTAAAGCCTTCATCTCATCGATAAAAGCTTTTGCCGGTACGCCGTAGGCACCAATCTCATCATAAATAGAGAGCTCCGCGACACCATTTTTGGCGCGCGCTGTAAACCAGGATTTCATGGGGATGTCCTTTTAGGCGGCAGAAACGTTCTGCTCGCGGGTACTTTGGGTTTGGTCGTCTTCGGTCACGTCCGAAGATGATGCGCCGTCTTTTTCAAACTTAAGCCCGAGCGCTTCTTGTCGTGCCTGATCGGCAGCAATGCGCCGGTCCACTTCTTCGGCATCAAAGCCTTCGCTTTCGATGACGTCTGAGCGGGATTTTAGACCGGCATTGATCGCTTCAATCTCAGCCTTGCGATCTTTAAGGGGATCAACCCAATCCCATTTGGGCGGGATCCATTTTGCCGGAAGGTATCTCCCTGGCATCATCGCAAAATCATTTATGCCAAGCGCGCCAGACAACACAGCGTCTTCCATCCAGCGCCGCCAGACGGGGCGGCACATCTGAAAGATCATCACATTGTGCTGGAACTGTTCCATGCGTCGGCGGAACTCAAGCTTGCCTTCGCGCAGGCTGGAATAGTTAGCCTGTCGGAGATCGCCCGTCACATTGGTATAGGGCACTCCCATGGCTGAACAGCAGGCCAGCAAAGTCCGGTACTGAAACGCCTCGTAGGATCCACCCACGTCGGCTGGATCGGAGAATTTGATGTCTTCGCCGGGAAGCAACATCTGCAAAGTACCCGGCTCCAATCCCACCAATGATGCGTGATCCTGATCTTTCGGCGCAGCGTCTTCGCCCATGATTTCTTCGGGATAAGGTTTGGTGACGAACGCCGCAAACATGGCAGCCACCTTTTTGCGGTCCAGTTCGGCGTCATCGTATTGCTCCAATAACCAGAGCCTGGTCATGGCGGGCGTCAACCACGGAACACCCCGGATCTGTCCCTCGGCCACGGGATTAAAAATATGAAGTACCTGATTGGCCGGGACACGCACCCGAGAGTGATCCGTGTGTTGACGAACGTCGCCAGGCGGTTGCCTCAAAAAGTGATAGGCAACACGACGCCCTAAGCGATCGAACTCAATACCGAAGACGACTTCGTTGCCGTTGGGCAGTGTCTCCGAATGGGCATAAGGCAATTGCTCTGACGGCAGCATTTGCAGCTGCAACGGGACGACCAATCCGTCACTGGGCCTGTGGGACCGCAGGCGAAAGAAACACTCGCCCGCTTCAAACACGGCCCGTGCGGCAATGGACTGAAGACCATAAAAATCCGTCAGGCCATCAGCATCGGCCTCATCAGTCCAGGCAAGCCAAAACCGCTGGATCTTGTCTTTCAACACAGCATCTTCGATCAAACTAGATGGCTTGATGCCCGCACCAATGGCGTGAGCCGCAAAGCTTGTGGTCGCATTGTTGGCGTAAGGGTTGTTGCGTACCAGATCTCGCGAACGGGCACGCAACACATCACCCCCTTGGCGAATGGCTGCATTAATCCCCTCGCTGCCAACGCGCCAGGACGACAAGCGACGGGCCATCCGGGCACCTTCAAAGGCTTGGGCTCGGGCTATCTTTGCCTTACCCCAGCCAAATCGTTGCCAAAATGCCATCTCAATATCCCTTAGACGTCGTTACGCGAATTTGTCGAATTTGTCTTTCGCCAGAGAGCTGTTTCCGCTCGCTCTCCAGCGCGCGAATAGCCGCGACAATCTCGTTATCGCCTCGGTATTCGACTGTCTTGCCGTCATAACTGACCCGCACGACGCCACTGGCACGCTGGGCTCGCAGAGCATCCAACTGCACTGTAATTTCTTCTATCGTTGCCAATGGAGCCTCTATCTCGTCATGTAGCCGCTGGAGATCACCCGTCGCTCTACAGGTTTGGTGCGTTTGACACGCCCGGCTTGAGGAGCCGTCGCCAATTCCGTGTTCAAGGTTTCCGGTGCCAGGTGCAGCTGCTCTTCAAGATCACGCCAGCGGGCCTCGGGCCAGCGATCAATGCCGACGATCCAAGCTGCAGCGCGGGCATAGACCCGGCAATCCAATGCTTCGTTGCGTTCTCGCAGCTTTTGCCATTCGAGGCGGGTGAACCCACGCTTGTTTTTGACTGTAATAAGCTGCTCGGCAACCAACTGCTTGAGCCATTCGGCATCCACCCATTTTGGCAAATGAACGGTGCCTGGTAGATAGTCGGCACCTTCGGCACGTTCTTCGTCCGTTGGGCGTTCAGCCCTCAGAAACCGGTAGGTCTCAGACTTGAAGGTGGAAACCGCAACCGTCCAGAGGCGCGCACCGCGACGGAGTTTCTTGCCGCCGTCGGTCGCATCTACAAGGGTTGGCCCGGACACCGGGCTGGACCGATTGAACCCCTCGGCACCCTTGATGGGGGCGACTTGTCCAAATCCGGCTTTACGCGCCCAAGCATAAACCGCCGGTGCCTCGTAACCGGTGTCGA